TCGGCCGCTCCACGCCAAGCAGTTGGCCCCTTCGTCTAGCGGTTAGGACGCGGCCCTTTCACGGCTGAAACACGGGTTCGATTCCCGTAGGGGTCACCACCTTGAAAAACCTAGGTTTTTCTCGGTTCAGTTGGGCGGTTAGGTAAAATCAAACGAGCCGGTTAGGTAAACGAATAAGGGGCGATCTTTCGACCGCCCCTCGCTGATCCTGTGATCTACCTAACCGCTGTCAAGCGACCAAGCGCAGATCCGGGCGCTCCTGCCCCGGTTTGATCGTGTTCATGCGGTCGCTGAACCCGCGCGACAGCTTACGCTTCGCGACGCCGCGTGTGTAATGGATCACAGTCTGAATATCCATGCCGCAGATGGCGCTCACCTCGTGCGGCGTCGCGCCGGCCTCCACCAGGTGGCACGCCGCGAGCTTGCGCAGCCCGTGGAATTTGAAGCGCGTGTCGCGCTTCTCCTCGCCCGCGCGCTCGACCTCGTCGAAATACCCCAGATCGAGCATCAGCTTCTTCAGCCGATCCTGGATCTGATCCGGCTTTGGAAACGGGCGGCCCAGACGGTTGTAGAGTACCGTGGGCGCGTCAGGGCTCGCCGGGAACGCCTCGACGATCGCCGCCAGCTCTGGGTGGATCGGGATGAACACCTCGACGCCCGTCTTTTTCTGAACGAGCGACATAGGCTCCCCCGCGGCCGCGGAAGCCAGGAGCTCCTCGCGCTCGATGCGAATGCAGTCGGAGATCCGCTGGCCCGTGTAGACGCCCAGCTGGATCGCGAGCCGGATCATGTCGCTGGCCCGGTCAATCGCTCGCTCATAGACGTCGTCGGGCCATGGGAGCCGCTCGCCGGTCTCCGGCCGCTCGGCGTCGCGCGCGGGGTTGTATTTGTCTTTGCGGTAGCCGCGGCGAATGCCCAGGTCGATGAGATCGGCCAGGTACTTCAGATAGTTCAGCGTCTTGCCCGGGTAGCTCGCCATGTCCGGCTCATCGATGCGCCGATCGACATCGGCGGGCTCGAGCTCCGCGACCAGCTTGTCGCCCCAGTCGGCGATGATGGTGCGGTAATAGCGATCCACGTTCTCGCGGGTGCTCTGCGCCATGTCCCGATACGCTCGCGACTTCTCGGCCTCGTGAACGAGTGCTTTGAACGAGCCGGTGATGTAATAGCGCTGCGATCCGCTCGCGGTGTCGACCTTCTCCTTCTTCGCTTTCTTGCGCGCCTCGTGCGCGTTCTTCAGCGGCTCATAGCAGCTGGCGAAATCCGGGTGGCTGGGGTGCGGAAGCGCGGTGTAGGAAGTCCGCCCGTCCTTGCCCTTGATCCCGAAATACAGCGTGCCCTTCTGCCACTGACAGTATTTGACCTTCGGTCGTTCCATGTCGCTCTCCACCGCCGGCAGCCTCATGCGAGGCCCGACCGGGCATCCAGATATCGATCCAGGACGTGTCGATCCCAGACCGTGTTGCCACCATCCCGAGTAGGAGCGGGATAGGTGTGTTGTTCAACACGGGTCAGAAACTTGCGTCGGGAGACGCCCATGTAAAGAGCAGCCAGGTCCGCATCGAGCATCCTGGGGGTGAATGGGAGGGGTCCCTCCCACCGGGATTTTTCAGCTTGTTGCGTCATGGTGTGTGTTGGTTAGCACATACTCCGCCGCCGTCAACGGGAATTTGCGGCGGCCTTCGATTCTCTTGCCGCCCGCCGGGCGCGCAGGAACACGCGGATCCGCTTCGCCAGCGGATGGTGGCTGTAGATGCGCCAGCGGCGGAAGCACTTCTTCGCGCCAAGCACTATCGCCACCCACAGACCCAAGCCAGCCATCAGAACGGGCACCTTGAGCAGCGCCCAGCCGATCGCGCCGGCGAGATCGCCGACATACCGAATGTTCTCGATCACTTGCAGAGCTCCGCCGCCGCGTGGAATGTCAGCTGTTCGCGGACGCACGCATAGAAGTCGCGGAGGCCGTTATAGCGGATCGCGAGCTCCCCATAGGCCTGCGCGTCGACCGAGCCCGTGATAGTCAGCGTGCCCATGGCACCGTCCGCAAGCGCGCCGAGCGGCTTGGGGTCAACGTCCAACTGGCTTGGGATTGCTGGCAGCGACGGCGGCGTCGACGGCGGCACGCTGAGCGTTGATGTTCGCGAGCATGCCGTCAGTGACAACGCACTCACGATAGCGAGGGTCAGCGGCAACTTCATTCTTCATCCTCTCCTGCGCGGGCGCCAGGTTAACCCGAAGCTCCTGCGTTCGGTTTTGCGTGAGAGCGCCGAGCACCAGGGCCATTCGGTCCATCTGGTTGGTGTCATGCTCGGCGACCTTGTTCGCGGCCTCGACCTGAGCCTTGTAGAGCTCCTCGGCGCGCGCAAAGCCGCGGGCATCGGCGCTCTCGACCAGGTTCTCGCGCCACGACGAGAACCCCCACCACGCCGCGGCGACAACTGCGATCGCTGCGACAGGCGTGGCCAGGGGTTTCAGGGGCGCCAGGAGCGTCCAAGGGATCAATTCAGCACCCGGTCGAGCGTGACCAGCTCGGGCAGCGGGGCACCCTCCAGGCGGGCTTGCAGCGTCAGCACGGCGTGCTTGAGCATCTGGATGTCGGCCGGCGCCGCGTCGTCGTTCGCACGGAATAGCGGAATGCCGCCGGAGCCACGGATCGCCAACACGTCCATGAACGCGCGCGCCGCAGTCTCGGTTTGCGCGAGTTCCTCGAGCGCGGCCGTCACGGCTGCGAGTGACTCGCTTAACGCCGTGTTGGTTTCTTGCAGACCGGTAGCCTCAAGCTGAGCGACACCTAGCCGAACCGAGACGTCGGCAGCATCCGCGCGCGCCGTGATCAATTGGCCCCGTTGCGAGCGCAGGCACCCCTGGAGCACGTCGATCGTGGAGCGCGCGTCCCGCAATTGTCCGCGAAGCTCTTCAAGTTCCGCAACCGAACCAGGGACGGTCTCGTCAGGCAGAGCCGCATCGAGAGACTCTGGAAGCGAGTGCTGCCGCTCATAGCGCAGGGTCTCGCCGGGCAGCATCCGCCGGAACGGTATCAGCGACCACAGATCAGCCATGGGTCACAAGCTCCGGCTCTTGAACTGTCGCCGCGTCGATCTGCTTGGCTGCCTTCATGAGGTGTCCAGCGATCATCAGCAGCAGGGCCTTGCCGAGCGTCGGGTCGATCGCCTTTGCAAGAGTCTCGGTGCGCGCCGCGTGCTCGGCGGCCATAATCGACATCGTGTCGTCGGAGACGTTGTGCTTGTTCAGCAGTTCGATGTCGGTGTGAAGGATCGCCTCGCGTGCGAGGTCGGCGAATAGATCTCGTGTCATTGGGTGCCCCTGGGCTGCTCGCCGTGCAGGTATGGAGCTGCCGCCTGCAGGACGCGGCGCTCGAAGAGAGCGAGGTCGCCGTCGTTCTGGACCCAGCAGTCCACACCCGCGGGGTCGAACTGGTCAAAATCGTGAGTGGAAAGCGGCAGGCGGGGATTGACCACTGCAATCGTGAGCCCGCCTGCCGCGCGGATTGCATGAGCCTGGCCCATGCGCACACTGCCGAAGCTGATCGGAGAGCTGTAGCGCTTCGCTTTGGCGATCGCGCGCTCCATCCAATAGTTCGGCCCGTGTTTGGTCTCGTATTCCTTGCCCAGATCGCCGATCGCCTGCCGCACCGCCACCGTGTCGCCATAGTCGGGACGGCGGATGTAGCGGGCCTTGCCTTCCTGGGTCGTGACATCGTCCCAAGAAAGGCCGTAGCGGATCATCGCCAGTCGACGCAGCGTGCGGCTGTCGTCGACTGGCGTGACGCCCTGGTGCTGAAGGAAGAGCTGCGCGGCGCTCTTGCCGTGCTTCGGATGACCACAGATCCCAATGATTTTCACGGTGGCGCTCATGCCGCAGCTCTTCCTGGTAGCGTTCGGTTAGGCGGTGAGATCTGCGATCTTGTCGCGGGTGCGACCCGCACGCGCGGCTTCCTGCTCGGCGGCGAACGCTTCGGCGCGCAGACGATTGACCTCATCGCGCAGCAGACGGGCGCGGTCGTTGTGAAGACGCTCGGCAGCGTCGAGCTTCGCGGCCAGCTTCGTGAGGCTCTTCACCAGCACGTCAACCGACTGGGTCGGAAGAATGCGGGCGATGACCTCCGCGACAAAATCACCAAACTTCATGAACCTGAACTCCATTTGCTCTGTTGCTGACGTGTGTGTAGCAACACACACGCGACCGAGCAAGAGCAATCTTCACTCAGGATCAGAAAGAGCTTCGATGATCGCACGGCGCTGATCGGCGTTCAGCTTGTCAGCATCGCGCAGCAGCCCCCTCACCGCCTTGGGCATGCTCTCAAGCGCCCGCGCCTGCTCTGCCAGCTTTTGTTCGATGAGCTCCTCGTCCATGAAGAGCAGGCAGATCGACACGATGTCGGATTTCCGCGCGCCGAGCCTGGCGGCGAGCTCGCCCACCCTACCCCACGCGTCCGGCGCCACCTTGGTGCTGACGGTTTTCGTCGTCAGCGGTATCGGCAGATTGGTCATGCCGCCATCGCCTGCGGGAGAGGACGGGTGAAGCCCAGGCCGCGGAAGTCGAAGTCCTTGCCCTTCGCGAGCACGCCTTCCTTGAAGCCGTCGGTCTGCTCGACGATCGCCCGGCGGGCTTTTGCGTGCTTGATGAGGTGCTTGTTGTTGCCGTCGTCGAACTCGACGATGAACGCGAAATTCGGGGTCTTGCGCTTTTTGCGTAGCGCGCGCCCGATCCGCTGTCGCACAGCGACTTCTGCTTTGCCGCCGCCGGCCATGATGAGGATCTGCAGCGCCGGGACGTCGACGCCGACGTCGATGATGGTTGAGCCGATCACATAGTCGTATTCGCCCGAGGCGAGCTTATCGAGCGCGGCCTTGCGCTTGGCGTTGCCGCTCTCACCGAAGATAAACTCGCCCTTCATGCCGACCTGCTTCAGCATCTCGTGCAAGATCTTGCCGTGCTTCTGGCGCTTCACCAGAATGCCCACAGGCAGCCCCCAGCGCGAACCGCGAATGGTCTCGGCGCAGACATGCTTGTTGCGCGTGGGGTTGTTGACGATGCCGAGCTCCTCGGCCTTCTGCCAGGCTGTCGCCCGCCGCAGCGTCGGGGGCTGTTCCTTCGCGCCGATCGGGATGAACTTGAAGAACGGCTTCGCGAGGATGCCGCAGTTGATCAGGAACGCCTCGGTGACGCGCAGGCGGATGGGACCAAAGCGCGCGATCAGCCGCATATCGCTCTCACCGTCGCGCATCATCGGGGTCGCGGTGAGCGCCAAACGGTAGTGCGCGTTCCGGCAGAGGCCGAGCACCTCGTAATATGCCCCGCCGCCGGCCTCATGCGCCTCTTCGCCAATAACGAACTCGATGCTGTCGAGGAACGCGATCGCTTCGTCATAGCGCTGCTTCCAACGCTCCGCGGCGAGCTTCTGCTCGACCTGGGACGTGCCTATCTTGACCTCGTGGGGCGCCACGCGCTGGCCGAGTGTTTGCACCATCGCGCACACGACGTCGCCCGAGGTGTCCCACTGACTGTCGCCGACGTAACTGACGGTGAACGTCTTCAGTCGGGTCGCCATCTCGACGCTCATGGCGGCGAGAAGCTCGTCATCGGAGAGCTGGGCTAGGATATGCTTGCCTGCCTCGTCGAGCGCTTCACCCATCTGGTAGAGGAGCGCCGAGCGCGTGGTGATGAACATCGTCTTGCGGCCGATGCGTGTGATGCACATCGCGGCGATGCGCGACTTGCCGCCGCCGGTCGCGACCTGGGCGATGTAGCTTCCCTGCTTCTCGAGGATCCGCACCGCCTTGAACTGGTAGTCGCGGTTCGGGTCGGGCGCGTAGCTGTCGACGATGGGGAACCCTTGCGTCGGCATCGGCCCGAGCGGCGCCGGCAGAGGCTTGCGCACGATCTGAACCTCGTACCCGGCCTCCTGCAGCGTAGCGATCGCCGTGGTGACGAAGCCCGCCGGAAATTTGCTGGTGCTCCAGTCGAACAAGGTAGAGCGCCCGTCCCAGCCTCCATTGCCCATATGCTCGTGGCCTTCAACCACGAAGCTCATAGCGTTCGAGAGAGCCAGTTTCGTGGGATCGTCGTTCAGTTCGACCTTCGCCACGACGGGGTTCGCCAGGATGCGCGCAATCTTCTTCATCGAGCGCATCTTACCGGTTTCACCTTACCGGGTCTAGTGCTTACCGACACACACTTACTGTAACCATCTTACCAGAAGTGTCTAAGATTTGGCTTCCTCACGTCGGCGAAACAGTGTAGGATGACACACATGCAAAAGAGGCTTTTGACCCGATGAAATATGAGATGCGAGACCCTCGCACGATCACCGCCAGCCCGTGGAATGCGAACGTCGTCTCGCACGAGAACGAAGAGAAGCTGCGCGCCTCGATCGAGCGCCACGGCTTCTTCAAGCCGATCCTGATCCGTCTGCTGGACGGCGGCGGCGGCCCGATCGCCCATGAGTGCATCGGCGGCTGGCACCGCAACGAGCAGGCAATCGAGCTCGGCATGGACGAGGTGCCCTGCATCAACCTGGGCGTGATCAGCGACGAGAAGGCCAAGGAGATCAGCCTGGCCGACAACGCGCGCTATGGCATCGACGACACGCTGAAGCTTTCGGAGCTGCTGAGCGAGCTGAACGCCGGCGACCTGGAGGCAGTGTTGCCCTGGAGCCAACGCGACATCAGCGCGATCACGGCAAGTCTGTCGGTCGACATCGACGATCTCGACATCGACCAGCCCACGCTCGACGAGGATGAAGACGACGGCGAGGACGAGACGCCCGCGCCCAAGCTCGCGAAGACCCACCAGACCATGCGCTTCCGCAACGGGCTGAACGACGCCGCTCGCATCTCCGACCTCATCAAGAAGACGATGAGCGAGCAGGGCTTCACCAAGGAAGACGATCTGACCAACGCCGGCGACGCGCTCGCCTTTCTGCTGCTGAAGGACGACAACGATGCCGCTGTGTGACGATTTCCACGACGAGCCCGAGACCCTGCCCCACTGGCAGTTCGATGACTGCGCCGGGTGCGTGAACCGCGACAAGCCGCGGACGTGCCGCATGTGCACGAGCGGCGATCTCTTCGAGGAAGTTGAGCCGCAGGGAATCGACGATCTTTTTCGTGAAGGAGGCATGTGTTGAGCAACACACACGATCCCTATGACCTGGTCCGTCTGCCCACGGAGATGTGGACGATCGACAAGGTCAAACCTTACGCCAAAAACACCAAGGTGCACTCGCCGCAGCATATCGCGAAGCTGAAGGCGAGCATCTCGGCTGACGGTCTGTTCGACGCCCTGATCGTCGATCTCGAAGGCGTGCTGATCGCTGGCCACGGTCGGTATGAAGCCCTGGTCGCGCTCGGCCACACGACGGTGCCGGTGAAGCACGCCGCCCACCTTTCGAAGAACCAGGCAGACGCCGCGCGCATCGCGCACAACAAGACCGCGTCGACGGAATACGACAGCGGCTTCATGGCGGAGGAGCTGAAGCGCCTGATGGACGCCGATGACGTCGACATCGCGGCGCTCGGCTTTGAGGAGCACGAGCTCGACTTCCTGATCGAGGACCTGGGCACCGTCGACATCGCCGCGATCTCGACTGACCTGGACGCCGACATCGATCGGCAGGATGCCGAGACCGAGGAGAAGGTCGCCAAGACCGATGCGTCGGAAGAGAAGCTGACCAAGGCCTTGGGCTTCAACGCCATCCCCATTGCCGCGGTGCGCGACGTGCGCCGCTTCATCGCACAGATCGAGGCCGACACCGGGAAGACCGGCGCCGAAGCCTTCGTGGAATTTTGCCGTGGACGGTGACCAGCTATGCCTATTCTGCCGACGCATTGGGTGTTCTTTGTGCGGAACCCCAGGATCTACCTCGCCGCGCTCCGCGGCTGGCTCGCCTGCTTCCCCTCGCCCGGCCAGCTCTTCGACGACATCGTCGACGCGGCGCAGGGTCTCGAAGACGGGGGTGCCGCTTGTGAGGGCGGCGCTGGCGAAGAGCTCGACGTACCCGATGACGAATGGGAAGATCTGGACGATGAGCTTTGTTTCGACCCCGAGCCCGCCGGCTACGCCTGGGACGTTTTCGGAGGCAAGCGATGAAGGTTGAGCTTCACGCCGCATTCCAGAGCCGCACAGCGCGCTCGGAGCGGGTCATCAAGGTCGCCGAAGCTTTCGGGCTCGGCCTGGAAGACCGCGAGTTCACCGTTCTCGACAAGGTCGAGCTGGAGGTGAAGCCGGGCGACGTCGTCTACATCTGCGGCCAGTCAGGCGCCGGCAAGTCGGTCCTGCTGCGCGCGCTCGCCGAGAAGCTTGCAGAGGCGGGCCAATCTGTCGCCAACATAGACGCCGTCGATCTGGACCCGCACAAAGCGCTCATCGACCAGCTGGGCGGTGAGGGACTGGCTGAAGCAATTCGTCTCCTGTCGGTGGCGGGCTTGTCCGACGCCTACCTGTACATCCGCAAGCCCGGTGAGCTTTCCGATGGCCAGCGCTATCGCTTCCGCCTGGCGAAGCTGGTCGAGGGCGGCGCTGACGTCTGGGTAGCAGACGAGTTCGGCGCCGTGCTCGATCGCGTCACCGCGAAGATCGTCGCCTGGAATCTCGCTAAGGTCGCTCGCGCCCACGGCAAAACGCTGATCGTCGCAACCACCCACACTGATCTCCTTGAGGAACTTGCCCCGTCCCTCATGGTCACCAAGCGCTTTCACGACCGGATCAAGATCGAGACGAACGGTGTTGACTGACACACACCTAGAGACGCGCACGCTCGACGTCAACCCGAAATTTCCCTGGGAGGCTGAACGCGTTGCGTCGCCGCGCCCGAAGCTATCGCTGATCGACGAGATGACCGTACAGCGCGGCACGATCGACGACTGGCGCACGCTGGAGGCGCTCCACTACAAGCAATCGGGCAGCCTTCCGGCCGGCAGCCACCACTTCACGCTGAAGCTGGGCGACGAGCTGATCGGGGTGCTGGTGATGGCGAGCCCGAAGCTGCTGCTGAAGGAGCGCCACGTCGTGCTACCGAAGCTGAAGCCGACCGGCCAGGACAACAAGATGACGAACCAGTTCCGCATGAAGTGGATCAATGCGAACATGTCCGTCGTCGCCCGGGTCGTAGTCGACACGATGTACCGCGGCGCCGGCCTCGCCTACCGGTTCACGAACATCGCAAGTCGAATGGAGGGCAAGCGCTTCATCGAGATCCAGAGCTCGATGTCGAAATACAACATGTTCGCCCACAAGGCCGGGTTCCAGTTCGTGAAGCCGATGCGGTCCAACATGTACGATGTGGGGATCAAGTTCTTCCGCGCCACCTTCGCCAGCGATCCCGCCGACCTGGAAGCGATCCTGGACGAGTGGCTCGCAAAGGAATCGATCGAGCGCGCCGCGGTCGAGGCAGCGACGAAAGATTTCTACTACCGCCACTCGGCGCTGGAGAAGACCGGCAAGAGCCTGGGCGGGGTCGGTGAGCGCCGGGTCGCCAACATGTCCATGCGGGACTGCGTGCACGCGCTGCAGCAGATGGTTCTCGCCTCGCCGCTCTACGGGATATTCACAAACCCCGACGTGGGCACGAAGCTTCCCGACGTGCTGCCAATCACCGCTTTCGACCGCCAGCACGCGACCGAAAGGCTGGTCGTCTGATGGCGCTTAAGCCCTACGCCGAGAAGCGCCGGGGTCTGATGATGACCTCCAAGCAGCACGCGGTGCTCAAGGCCCTGGTCAAGGGTAACCCCGATGGCTCGTTGCTCGATGTTCACCAGCTGATCGAGGCCACCGCGCCCGGCACGACGCGGGGCGCGATGATCTGCACCCTCCGCCACCTGGTGGCGCACGGCTTGGTAAGGGAGGACGGGCTCGTCCTGCGCCGATCCCGCAAGGTCAGGACCCTCGCCGCGACTGATGCTGGGCGTGATCTCGTAAGGCCCACCGCCCTGCCCTCCGCGAGTTCGGGGAATATCGGGACCCCCTAGCGCGCACGCGTATATACGCACGCGCATCACGCACGCGGTATTAGTTATATTTATATATATATTAGTTTATATATATGATTCATAGATTCGTTATTCTTCTCACTTCGTTCGAAGAATAGAACGCGCCTTTCGGCACGTTCTTTTTTGTCAAAGGTCAGCATGACTGACCAATTTTGCTGCCAAGAGAACCCGCGGAGTGCAGCGAAGCCAAGAGGGGTTGCTCAAAACCTCGGTTGTGTGTATTATAACACACATGCAGCCCGTTCGTGCCCTCTCTGTTGCCCCCGGAGTTCGCTGAACGTGGCTGCCCCGTCTCGCCTGTCGCCCTCGGACTGGGCCACGATCGTGACGCTCTACGAGCGCGGCGAGAAGAACCTTCGTGATCTCGCTGAGCAGTTCGGCGTGTCGAAGCAAGCGATCCAGCAGGGTCTGCATGCTCGTGGGATCACGAAGGGCTCCCGCCTGGCCGAAGTTACGACCGAGGTCGAGGACGTGGCCCGCGCCGAGCGCGAGCGCCAGGTTCAGCAGGCGACGGAGACCCGCGACAATTATGCCAAATGGACCGACGCCATCGCCAAGATGGTGATGTCCAAGGTGATCAACGCCGGGAAGAACAACGGCTCGGTAGCGACTGCCAATGCCGACGTGCTGACGCTGAAGAATGCGATGGCGGTTATCCAGAAAGCTCGCGTCGAGAGCTGGGACATCCTGCAGATCGAGGATCTCCTCGGCGAAGGCGCGTCGCTGCCGGATCTGAATGTCGGCGAGTACAGCGAGAGCGAGCTGGACGCGATCCGCGAAGGCAACGAGGCCAGCTACCTGGAAGGCCTCGAGGACGAAGACGAAGAGGGCAGCGACGACAGTCTCGACGACTGATCGTGACCTATTTTCCCCTCCCGAAGATCGACCTTAAGCTGCACCACGGCCAAGCCGCGGTGTTTCGGCATGCCGCGCGTTTCCGCATCCTGGTCGCCGGCCGCCGGTTTGGGAAGACCCACCTCTCTCGCATCGAGCTGATCCGCGCCGCGAAGGGTGCCGGCCGCCGCACCATCTGGTATGTGGCGCCGACCTTCTCGATGGCCCGCGAGATCATGTGGGATGAACTGATCGAGGCTCTTCCGCAGTCCTGGATTGCCAAGAAGCACGAGACCCGCCTTGAGGTCCGGCTGATCAACGGCACCGTCATCCAGCTCAAGGGGGCGGACCGCCCCGACACGCTCCGCGGCCGCGCGCTGCACTTCTGCATCTGCGACGAGATGCAGGACTTCCGCCCCGACGTCTGGGAGAAGGTCCTCTATCCGACGCTGACGACCACCAAGGGTCGTGCGCTCATCATCGGCACTCCGAAGAGCTACAACCACTTCTACGAGCTCTATGCCAAGGGCCAGATCCGCAAGAACCAGCGGAGCGGCCAGTGGATGTCGTGGCAGTTCCCGACGATCATGTCGCCGTTCTTCCCGCCGAGCGAAATCCGGCACGCGCGAGAGAACCTGGATCCGAAAACGTTCCGCCAGGAGTTCGAGGCCAGCTTCGAGAGCATGTCCGGCCGCGTCTATTACGCGTTCGATCAGAAGAAGCATGTCGGCCGCTACCCCTTCAACCCCGCGCTGCCGATCATCCTGGGGCAGGACTTCAACGTCGATCCAATGTCGACCGTGATCATGCAGCGGCAGCCCAGCGGCCAGGTCTGGGTCGTCGATGAAATTAAGCTGCCCAGCTCCAACGTGCCGGAGGTGTGCGACGAGCTGGAGCGTCGATATTTCCGCCACAAGGCGCAGATGACGCTCTACCCCGACCCGGCCGGCGCCAACCGAAACTCTTCGCGAGGCGAGTCCGACCTGGACGTCTTCCGATCGCGCGGCTTCAGGAAAATCATCTACAAGAAGAAGCACCCGCTGGTCTCGGATCGTGTCGCGACCGTCAATGGCATGTTTTCAAATGCCGAGGGCGAAGGTCGACTGTTCATCGACGAGAAGTGCCGGCACCTGATCGAGAGCCTCAACCAGACGATCTACAAGGCTGGCACGCCCCAGGTGGATAAGAGCCAGGGTGTCGAGCACATGTGCGACGCGCTTGGCTACCCGATCCACTACCTGTTCGGGAACCGCTTCTCCAAGCTCGTGGGCTGGTCCTATTGACCGTAGCGTGTGGGTGACAACACACACAGTTTCGGATATACTGGCGCGATGTCTGTCGATCTCTCCGCGCTGAAAGCAGCATCGTCCGAGCAGCTCTTGAAGCTGATCGATCGCCGGCACCCCGAGTTCAAGGAAAACCTCGACCACTGGCGCTTCCTGGAGGCCTGCTACCGCGGCGGGCGCTCATGGATCGAGAAGAACCTGTTCACCTACCCCAAGGAGGGGCGGAAGGAGTTCGCCGAGCGCAAGAAGCGCGCCTACCGCTTCCCCCACTCCAAGGAGGTCGTCGGCCTCGTCAACAAGTACGTTTTCAAGGGCGCCATCGCGCGGAGCGAAGAGCTGCCGCCGGCGGTCAAGGAGTTTTGGGGCGCAGCCACACTGCTGAAGCGCCCCATCTGCGACCTGATGGAGTCGATCGCGAAGTGGTCGAGCACCTTCGGCCGCCTGTGGGTGGTCGTCGACAACTCGATCCCCGCCGATGTCGTGACCGAGGCCGATCGCAAGGCCGCCAAGGGTCGCATCTACTCGTACTTCATCAAGCCGATGCAGGCCTACGATTACGCCTTCGACGAAGACGGCGAGCTCGAATGGTTCATGAACGGCGAGTTCGCGCGCGACGACGCGAACCCCCTCACCTCCTCCGGCGATGTGACCGAGCAGTTCCGGCTTTGGACCAAGGATTTCACCGCGGTCATCAAGGTCGCGAAGAAGGGGCGTGAACGCACTGCTGAGCTCGATGTCGCATCCGTCCGTGAGCACGGCCTAGGCATCGTCCCGATCTTCCCCGCGGACCACATCACCTCGGACGAGCTCTACAAGGTCGACGGGCTGGTCGAAGACGTAGCCTATATGGACCGGACGGTCGCGAATTACCTGTCCTGTCTCGACGTGATCGTCACGGATCAAACCTTCTCGCAGCTGGCGATCCCGTTTCAGGGCATGCTGCCCACCGAGGGCGGCGCCGGTGACGACAGCGATATCGACCAGGATCAGATGTCGAACATGCAGGTCATGGGGACCAAGCGCGTATTCGGCTACAACGCCGAGGGCGGCGCCGCTCCGACCTACATCTCGCCTGACGTCAGCCAGCCCGAGCTGATCCTCAAGGCCGTCACCAAGATCGTCGGCGAGATCTATCACTCGATCGGCATGGCCGGCGAACGGACGAAGGAAGACAACGCCACCGGCATCGACAATTCGAGCGGCGTCGCCAAGGCCTACGATTTCGAGAAGATCAACGCGATGCTCGCCGCGAAGGCGCGGTCGCTTCAGAACGTCGAGCACAACCTGGTGCGCCTCGTGAACGCCTGGTCCGGCAATGTCGAGGAGCTCCAGGATACCAAGGAGCTCGTCAGCTACCCGCAGACATTCGACGTGCGCAACCTCGCCGATGAAATGGACAATGCGCAGCGTCTCTCCGTGATGAACGCTCCGAAGAAGCTCCGCCGCAAGCAGATGGTGCGGCTGTCCGAGAAGATGTTCCCGCAAGCTTCGGAAGCAGATCTCAAGGAGATCCAAGACG